AGAACAATAATTGATAATTATCAGAATGGAGATGCATTATTCCGTGAGATAAGTGAAAGGGATTACGGCATAGATGCCGTACTTGAACTTTTTCATGAAGGTAACCCTACTGGAAAATTCGCATTATTACAATTGAAAGCAACTGAAAAAACTATAGTTCCAAATAAAGATAATACTTTTATATCCGTACCTGGTATTACTCTTGCCAATGCCAATTATGCACTTCAAAATAATATTCCTGTAATTCTTATCTACACTTCAATTACAAAGAATACTGCTTTTTACTATTCTTCACTACAAGATTTAATTACTGAAGAAATAGTTCAGAAGATAAATAACAATTTATCCAATAAAACAACGGTTCGAATTCCTATAGAAAACTGTATTCTTGATAATATACAACCACTAATAAACCTTATTGAGGAATTTTATATATAATGGGAGTTATATTATGAATATTGATAATCTTGTTAATGAGCTTACTCCAATAAAAGGAGATTTCAATGATTTGAGTAAATTTGATTTTCCAGGTGTATACATAATTTATGATGGAAATGACGAAATAGTATACATAGGAAGTGCTTATACAAGGAATATTTCAGAAAGATTAAAACAGTATATATCAAAATCTAAATCAGGAAACACTTTAGCTAATGATATTTGTAAACTGGATTTTAAGGTGGAAAAAACTGATGCTATTAGTAATGAGCAACGTGAAAAAGCATTAAAGAAAATACGAAAGTTCAAAATACTTGCCATTAGGCATAATGATTTAGAGTATAATTTGATTCAACAATATAAACCTAAATATAATTTGAATGGTAAAACAGCAACAAAAAAATAATAAATGTTTAAGCACTTGCATTTGCAGGTGCTTTTTTGTACACTGAAGGAGTGTGACTTTCATGGGAATTTTCAGCGGACTATTCAAGTCCAGAGATAAGCCTACCAACAGCTACGACAGTCCATCATACACATACTTTTTTGGCAGAAGCAATGCAGGAAAAAGAGTCACCGACAGAACAGCCCTACAGCATATTGCGGTTTATGCCTGTGTGCGTGTGCTGTCGGAAGCAATTGCACAGCTGCCACTTCATGTATACAAATACAACGATAAGGGAAAAGAGCGAGTGCCACAGCACCCGCTTTACTTTTTGCTCCACGATCAGCCAAATCCAGAAATGACATCCTTCGTATTCCGAGAAACCCTGATGTCCCATCTGCTGATTTATGGCAATGCCTATGCACAGATCATCCGAAACGGCAGAGGTGATGTTATCGGACTGTATCCTTTGATGCCTGACAAGATGAAGGTTGACCGTGATGAGAAAAACCGCCTGATATACATTTACAGCCGTTACGATGAGGCAAATCCAAATTTGAAAGAACAAGGTGACATCGTTCTTTATGCTGATGAAGTTCTCCATATTCCGGGTCTTGGATATGATGGTCTGGTGGGATATTCGCCGATTGCACTTGCGAAAAATGCGATCGGCATTTCTATCGCCTGTGAAGAATATGGAGCATCGTTTTTTGGAAATGGTGCTTCACCAAGTGGCGTGTTAGAACACCCTGGAGTAATCAAAAATCCAGAACGTGTGCGTGATGCTTGGCAGAGGGCTTACGGTGGCAGAAATGCCCATAAGGTCGCAGTTTTGGAGGAGGGCATGAAGTTCACACCCATTGCAATTCCGAATAATGAAGCACAGTTTCTGGAAACCAGAAAGTTTCAGATCGAGGAGATTGCAAGAATGTACCGTGTACCGCTCCATATGATTGGCGACCTTGACCACGCAACATTCAGTAACGTAGAGCATTTATCCCTTGATTTCGTGAAATACAGCCTTGACCCTTGGATTGTTCGATGGGAGCAGTCCTTACAGAAAGCACTTCTTTCTGATTCTGAAAAAGGACAGTATTTCGTGAAGTTCAATGTGGACGGACTACTGCGTGGTGATTATGCTTCCAGAATGCAGGGATATGCCACCGCAAGACAAAATGGCTGGATGTCGGCAAATGACATCCGAGAACTTGAAGATATGAATATGCTTTCAGACGAAGAGGGTGGAAACCTGTATCTCGTAAATGGCAGCTTTACAAAACTCGCTGATGCAGGAGCATTTGCAAATCCAAAAAAGGAGGAGAAAACCAAATGAAGAAATTTTGGAACTTTATCCAAAACGAAGATACATCAGAAACAGAGCTTCTGTTTAACGGTCCTATCTCTGAAGATACCTGGTGGGGCGATGAGGTGACACCTGCTTTGTTTCGTGATGAACTATCAAAAGTCAGCGGAAACTTGACAGTCTGGCTGAACTCGCCGGGCGGCGATGTGTTCGCTGCAAGTCAGATTTATTCTATGCTGAAAAATCACAAAGGCAAGGTTACCGTGAAAATTGATGGTATTGCTGCATCAGCTGCGTCTGTTGTGGCAATGGCAGGCGATGAAACTTTGATTGCACCGACTGCTCTAATGATGATTCATGACCCCAGCACTTGTGCTATGGGCAACAAGGCAGATATGGAAAAGGCTATCATCTTGCTTGATGAGGTAAAAGAAAGCATCATCAACGCCTACGAAACCAAGTCCCATCTCAGCCGAAACAAGATCGCAAAACTGATGTCCGATGAAACATGGCTCAATGCAAAAAAGGCTCATGAGATGGGATTTGTGGACGGGATTCTGTTTGCAGATAATAAAAAATCCATTCCCGAAAATGGAGATGAACCGGATAAGAAAGAACCTGATGAGGAGAAAACTGAAAAAGAAGATTCTTTGACCGCAATGACTTATTCCAAATCGAAGAATCTATCTGCATTCTTATCCAAAGTATCTGCATCAGCAGAATCCGTTACTGGCACACCCATTGACCAGCTTGAAAAAAGACTGGCACTTTTGAAATATTGATTGGAGGAATTTATTATGGCTATGACAATTCAGGAACTCAGAGAAAAGAGAAAGAAGGCTTGGGATACTGCCCGTGATTTTCTTGACAGCAAGCGAAACGCAAATGGCGTGCTCAGTGAGGAAGATTCCAAGACATACGATGCGATGGAACAGACCATTGTTGACCTTGGCAAGGAAATTCAGCGTCTAGAACGACAGGCTGAGATTGAGGCAGAAATGAACAAAGCAACTTCCACTCCTGTTCTCGGAAAACCCGCAACTCCGAATGTAACTGAAAAGACAGGTACAGCAAGCGACACCTATAAGAAGGCTTTCTGGAACAGCGTCAGAAACCGCAACTGGATCGATGTACACAACGACTTGCAGGTTGGTACAGACGCAGAGGGCGGCTATCTTGTTCCGGATGAGTTTGAACGAAAACTGGTGGAAGCGTTGGAGGAAGAGAGTATTTTCCGCCAGATGGCAACGGTTATCAAAACTTCCAACGGCGACCGCAAGATTCCGATTGTGACTTCCAAGGGCGAGGCTGTCTGGATGGACGAGGAACAGCAGTATTCTCTTTCTGATGATACATTTGGGCAGGCATCGCTTTCTGCATATAAGCTTGGTACAGCAATTAAAATTTCAGAAGAACTTTTGAATGATTCTGTTTTTGACCTGCCGTCCTACATTGCAAAGGAGTTCGCAAGAAGAATCGGTTCTAAGGAAGAAGAGGCGTTCTTTGTTGGTGACGGTAAGGGAAAACCGACCGGTATTTTTAATGCTACAGGCGGTGCGGAAGATGGCACTTCCACCACAGGTGCAAGCATTACATTTGATGATGTGATGGAACTCTTCTATTCTCTGAGAAGCCCGTACCGCAAAAAGGCGGTGTGGGTGCTCAATGATTCTACGGTTAAGGCACTTCGCAAGTTGAAGGACAACACAGGCAATTACATCTGGAATCCGTCTGTGCAGGCTGGTGTTCCGGATACCATTCTCAATCGTCCTTACAAGACATCGAGTTATGTGCCTGAAATCAAGGCAGGCAACAAGTGCATGGCATTCGGTGACTTTAGCTATTACTGGGTGGCTGACAGACAGGGACGCTCCTTCAAGAGACTGAATGAACTCTTTGCTATGACAGGTCAGGTTGGCTTCCTTGCAAGTCAGAGACTGGACGGCAAGTTGATTCTTCCGGAAGCAATCAAGACACTCACCATCAAGAAAGCGTGATGCTATGATTACGCTGAAAGAAGCGAAAAACTATCTGAGAGTGGATTATGAGGAAGACGATAGTCTGATTCAGAATCTTCTTTCTACAGCGAAAAATCTGGTAATGGACGTTGGCAGAATGGACGAGGACAATTTTGCAAAAAACGAAGATACTGTGCGGACTGCGATGCTTTTCGCACTTGGGTATCTTTATGAAAACAGGAGCAATCCTGATTACAAAAAGCTGACCTTAAATCTTCGTTCAATTTTGTTTGCACAGCGAGAGGGTGTGATGTAATGGAAATCGGAACTTTGAATCAGCGAATCACTATTCTGGAACACAGAACTGTTATTGATGAGATTGGAAATCATATCACCAAATGGGAAGAAACATTCTCCCTATGGGCAAAGGTTGCTGTAAAAACTGCAAGTGAAACCACTGATGCAGGAGTTACCAAAGAGGTACAGAAACTTGAATTTCTGGTTCGTCAGAGTCCTGCCTCGCTGAATATCAACAGCACCAATTTCCGTATTCTCTTCAGAAACAGCATCTACAATGTCACCGGAATTATTCCTTTATACGACTACAACAACTACATGAAAATCGAGGGTGAGATACGAAAGGCAGGTGCTTCTGATGACTTCAATTGATGCAATGGCTGATGAGATAATGAAAGGTCTGACGGAATATGCAGACCTTGCAGATACCGCCATGAAAAAGGCTGTCCGGAAATCCGCCACGCAAGTGAAAAACGAGATCTCCGCCAATGCTCCAAAGGACAACGGAAAATATGCAAAAAGCTGGACAACGAAAAAGACTGGCGAAAACAGTCACTCTTTGGAGATGACCGTCCACAGTAAGAATCGTTACCAACTGGCACATCTTTTGGAAAAGGGGCATGCCAAGCGTGGCGGCGGTCGGGTATCAGGAAAACCGCACATTGCTCCTGCGGAAGAAAACGGTGTACAGTTGCTGGAGCATTTAATTGAGGAGGCGTTGTCATGACTTACGAAGAAATCGCTGAAATGCTGGAAGAAATGGGGCTGCCCTTTGCCTATCATCATTATGCAGAAGGCGAAAGTCCCGCACCGCCTTTTTTGCTGTTCTTATCTCCCGGAGAAAATACGTTTTCGGCAGACAATTTGGCATATTTCAGTTTCAAACAGCTGGACGTGGAATTGTACACGAACCGAAAGCAGCCGGAACTGGAAGAACAGGTGGAGGCAGTGCTTGCCCAGCATGAAATTTATTACACAAAAACAGAACTATTCATTGATTCGGAAGAATTGTATGAAGTACTCTATGAGATGGAGGTTTGATCTATATGGCAATGGAGAAAAACAA